CATCGACCTGGCGGCCTCGAGCTCCTCTTCGTCCAGGATGTCAGTCTCGCTCGCCCGATAGATCGCAGTGTGCCACTCAGACTGCCCCTCAGCGGCCGTATAAAGCTCATAGAAGGCGTTGTGGCCCCTGGGTGTACCAATGAACAGCGCCCAGCCCTTGCGGTCGCTCAGCGCCGGCCTGATGATCTCAGGGAATAAACTCTCCGGCATGTCAGCCATCTCGTCCAGGACAGCCCCGTCCAGGTAGATCCCCCGCAAGCTGTCAGGGTTCTCAGCACCCAGGAGCTGGATCCTGGCACCATTCGGCAGATCCGCTCGCAGCTCGGTCTCGTGAAATCGCACCATAGGCACCGCACCAGCGAACTGCTTCAGATAATCCCAAGCCACAGCCTTGGCCTGGCGATAGGTCGGCGCAATGTAGGCATACCTGGGATTAGGCTCGGCGCACAGGATCGCATCCCTCAGCAGATGGTTGATCGCCATGACCGTCTTGCCAAAGCGCCGGTGACATACAACGACGCCCCAGCGCTTGCTCGAGAGCTCGCCGTGGAGCTGACCCTGCAGCGGCCTGGGAGCGTAGGGGATCTCGATCTGCATGTGAGAGACAGGCTCCTGTCAGGCTATATATGTATATAGATCCGGCGGCCGGGTCTGGGGGTGGTGGGGGTCCTCGGCTGCCAGGCAAAGCCCCCTGGTGCGGGAGCCGATCCCGCGCCCAGACCTAGCAGAGCCGGGCATCACAGCCTGCTCGGTCACTGCTCGGTCACTGAGCTGCGCTGAGTAAACTGAAATCTGGTTGACATGGCTGGCCTGCCTCGTGCGCGCGAGCACTGCCACGCAGCCAGGACACTACACTGCTCACCCCGCAGTAACGGTCGCGCCTTGCCAGCTCAGCGTGATCGCCCCGCTGGTCTGCTGCTTGTCGTCTGCCTTGTCTCTGATCCCGAGCGGCTGCATCTGCCTGATGTGCTTATCCTTGTGGTCAGCCTCGAGGCGACGACGCTGCACCTCAGCCATTGCCAGCTTCGGATCTGTCGGCAGCTCAGCCTCGACCAGGTCAATGATCTGGTCACGCATGACCTCGCACTGCAGAGCCCTGGCCCTGCGGTAAGCGCTGTAGGCATCCTCATCGTCCTGGACATAGCGCAGCATGGTCCGCCAGCTTGGCAGATGTTCGCTGTTATTGCAGATCCTGGTCAGGCTTTCGCCTTCCGCAATGCGGTCACAGATCTCCTGCAGCTGCTGCTTTGTAACTTTTCTTGCCATGTGCCTCTCAAAAAAATGAGGCCAGGCTGTTGCGGACCTGGCCCCAAGGGAAGGAGGAATCTAGGTGAAAGCCCGAGCTGCAGGGAGCAGAACTCGAGCTTGGCAAGAACTCTACGCTTTTCACGACAATCGTGCAAGCCCTGTCGATTTTTACGTCAAGGCTCTTGGCAAATGATGCCACAGTGCTTATATTCAAGGTGAAGGGAGATTTGATTGGCTGACGAAATGACTGTCGAAGTGATCTTCATGTGGGTCGCCGGGGTTTGCACCTTGGGCGGCCCTTTACTTTTGGCACTGGCTACATAGGAGGACTGATGAAGACCAAGCGACCAACCGGCAAGACCTGGAAGACAGCCAAGCTGTTCAAGGTCTACCTGGGCATGAAGGCACCAGCTGGTGCTGCAGGGCTCAGGCTCATGTGGGCCATCGTTGGCCACAAGTGGGTCAGGTGCTGCACACCGATCACCAACGTCAAATTCAAGATGCGGCGCGCCATGTGGGACGAGCTCCCAGCTGGCGACCGTGAGCTTGTCAGAGCTTAGGAGGAGCGATATGGGAATGATTGTTAGCGTTTATCGCAGTTTCCGAGAGAACGACGACTTTCTCGAGGTGACTGACTGCACCAACGGCGGGGTCACTAACTGCGAGACCGGCGTCCACCAGCTCACGCTGGTCAACGTCGATGGCCCGTTTGATCCGACGCCCACGCGGCCAGCTGCTTGGCTGCTGCCTGGCAACGTGGAAGGCAGCGCCAAGATCGTGCCGCATGACGAGTACACCAACAAGACCTGGACCATGTTTGGCGGTAACTACGCTGCCACGAGCGACGACCGTTTCAGCGTTGCTGTCGAAAAGATTGTCGGCGGTACGTTTTACGGCGCCGTGCCTATCCATGACCGTGTCGAACACTGAGGAGGACTGACATGACATTCAACAAATGGCTGGACACGCTAGTCGAAGAGAAGGACCTCGATCCTGAGATGATGTTCGAGGTGCATGGTGAAGAGTGGGGCTGGAACCTGGTCCCGCTTGGAGCCGTGGTCGAGTACCTCAAGCACTGTGACCCTGGGACCAAAGCAGCGTTCAAGACCAAGGCGGTGCAGATCGACTTCGCCAATGGCGACCTGGTCCCGTTCTTCAAGCACCTGGCCAAGGCGTTAGCGCAATGACCATCACCGTGTTTGACATCGACAGAGAGGTGGAGCGGCTCAAGCGCCGCCCACTGTGGGAGCTCAAGGCAATGGTCAAGGCCCTGAGCTTCGGACGCTGGCACAACACCAGCGAGGAGGAGCTGCGGCTCGAAGCGGCCAAGCTAGTTATGAAACAGAAAAGGAAGCGCAAATGAAAACAGAGACAGCCTTTGACATGATCCGCGACCTGGGCAAGGCGTTCCGCACTGGATGCACCGAGCGTGGATACGAGCCCAAGGGTGGCTGGGACAGCGACCTGATGAACGGCCTTGCCGGCTTTACGAAGCTCGAGCTCACAGACAAGGACATCCCTGGTATCACCGAGGCTTGGAGCTTGGTGATGAAAGATATTACAGCGCACGTCCTCGAAGAAGCGCGCAAAGCCTGGGCAGCTGAGGACTTCATCGCTGACCAGGACACGGTAACCCAGGTCACAGCCGGTAATACAACCTGACCAGCGCGTCCTTGTAACGCCTCTTTACAGTCCTCGGGTCATTCAGCCCGAGGATTTGTGCAAGCCGAGTCCATCTCGGGCCCCGCTGCCGGAAGGCAGCGCTCTGAGATACAGCCCATACCAGGCGCCGATCCTCGTCATCCATGTAGCGAAGCGCCAGATCCAAAGCCTTCTCCCAACGATCAATCTGTTCCCCCGTGGGCTTGAGCCTGGGCACCTCCATCGCATTGTACCCGTAGGCCATGCCGTCCTTCGGATAGTCAGGCCAGCCTGACATGCGCTGTCTGCGAAAGGCAGCCGGGAGCTTGCGCTCAGTCTCTGCAGCCTCGAGGAACAGCTCATTTAGCTCTGTCATGCTTAGCCGCATCGAGCTGCTCCTGCATGGACAGCAGCCAGAACTGCCTGTCGAAAGGTGAAAGATTCGAGACATCAAGGATCAGCTGCGCGTATCGATCCGAGCTGTAGGTCGGGCGAAGCCGGCGCATGACGCGCCGCTGCAGCTCGTCCAGCGGGTTAGCCCGATTCCGTGCTATAGCTGAGCGATAAGCAAAGCTAGTCCGCTTAGCTACGTTCGAAATAATTAGATTAGTTTGATTATGCTCAGGCATAGCGCTTAGCTCAGCGCATAGCTTAGCGCTTTGCTAAGCTGCGGCTGCGCCGATTTTATCGAGGCCCACATTCCTGTCAAGCCCCTTGACCGAATCCTAGAGCAAGCATGACACGGCGCCACCAGGGCAGCTCGGCTGCCGGCTCGGCGCTCGAGCTTGCTTGTGCAGCCCGTTTCTTGGCCTCGTTGTCAGCTCTCACCTTCGCCCAGTATGCCGTCGCCCTGCGGCTTGCCGCCTCCCGCTGTGCCTTCGTCCACTTTCTGCCCATCTGTTTTCTCCTTGTACCATTTGACCATCACGCGCCAGCAAACATCGTTTGAACAAACCAGGTCACCGCTGGCGAGCATGACCCAGGTGCCAGCTTTGATGTGGTGCTGGCGTCCACAAGCAACGCAATTCTCGAAGCTGGTCAACCAGCCCTCCTCAGATGCGTGACGCTGCGCTTGGCGTCCTCGCGATCCCAGATCTTCTCGACCTGGTCAGCGAGCTGCTCCTGCAAATAGCCCAGGGTCAACGTCCCTGGCTGGCCCTGCAGATACTCCGGCAGCATCAGGTGGTTCGTATCGAAGCTCGAGAAATATCTGCTGCCATGCCGGCGCACCGGGATCCGGTACAGCTCGGCGATCAGGAACAGGCCCATGCCCTCGAGCTCGAGCCTTCGGATCTCCCTGGCAGCTTCTGCCAATGCTGCAGCGCGCCTAGTCATCCAGTGCACTCCCCGTCATCTGCTTGGCAGAAGAAGCTCTGGTCATCGAACACCCAGTCGTGCTGTCGCTGCACGAAATCAGTGAACTCTGCGAGGTTTCTGCCCTGCCGGAACGTAGCGCCTGTTTCTTGCTCCATTCTGATCCACCAGTCGGCCTTCCCAGGCATGGTCTTGGCAATGTGCGCTAGAATCTTTTCGCTCTTCAGGAAGCACATATCGCAGTTTCCGAGTGGCGTTGCGCCGTTCACATTATCCAGCTCAAGGTCAAAGGGCTGGCTGTTCCAGAAATCATGAATGTCGCGCTTGGTCACACCAGCGTCAGCAAGCGGATACCAATAAGACCAGCGATCCTTACTATCTGTCTTGGCGCGGTGCCTCTCGTCAGCGCGGATGCCGACTGCGGCTGACCAGCGTTTCCAACCGAGCTGCTTGGTCAGATACCGTTTCATCGTCAGCACTTTCAATTCAGTAGTGCAGAAACGTGTGACCGTGTTTGGCAAATACCTCTTGCGCCGCAGTAATAGTTCAAACGGTTCGCCAAACATTGAATGATCATCCCAGCTTGCGACACGGTATGTTGCACGGTCATTGACGCGGTCATATTCCAGCCAAACGACGGGGACATTCCAGCGCACCGAACATTCATTGATGAACGCTAAAGTCTGTGGCATTTCCTTGCCGGTATTGGCGAACATGACCTGGCACCTGTCGGGCAGATCACCGTTGGCCTCAAGTATCTGATGCAGCATGAAGCCGCTGGTGCGGCCTCCGCTGAAACTGATCTGCACGTTGCCGTCCGGGAGCTTGTACGGGCTAGGCATAGTCAACCCTCACAAAGCCATCGCCGTTGCAGGCCTGACACGCCATCTCTTTTTCTGTGATATCACCGCCGCGCATGTAGTCAGGGACAGCCACCTCATAGACCGCCCTGCCCTCGCCCTGGCACTCCTCGCACTCCTTGGCCTCCTCCCAGACGCCAGGAATCACCATGACCCTCACCATGACGCCCTCAGCTGGACGTGCATATGCAAAGCCTGAGCAACCTGGTCAACCGACCTGGCTAGATACCAATGGCAGCCAGCCTCCTCGAGCTCGTCTCGAATCTGTTTCTGGTTGGCGCTCAGGCTGCCGCCCTTGGGGCGCTTGAGCTCGATAAAGATCGCGCAGCTGACCCCGCCGTGAGCCTGGTCGCCTGGCACAAAGATCTCGAGATCCGGCCAGCCGAACCTGGTGCCCAGGCGCTTGAGCTTCTGCTTGAAAGCGACGTGCCTGGTGCCCTCGTTTGGGGAATGATGAAATACACAGCCAGGTGGGAGAGCGAACTGCAGCCAATCGACAACCTGTCGCTGCAGCTCGTCCTCAGTCACGGGCCATGTAGAAGTCATTTGGCATGACCTCGCCCCCCGTCACCTCGATGATCCTCGCCATGTAAGTCCGACCAGGTATCACCTGGCCGTCACCACCTGGGCGGATGCACCACCTGGTCACGTCCTTCGCGTGGCTTGCGCCTAACTTCCGAGCGAGCTGAGCCTTCGACCAGCCCTTTTTTAATCGCCATTGCTCAAGTGTCATGGCCGTGTTTGTATCATAGCTTGACAGAATTTGCCAATGGGCTTATCTCAATGATAACGGGTTGGCAAACAATGCCAGGAGGATTAAGATGACATCCATGCCGAATAACCTTGATGCAATGATTTCCCGGTCGGGCATGTCGAAAAAAGAAGTGGCGGCCCTCAAGGGTATCACGCCAGAAACGCTGTCGCGTCAGATCCACGGCAAGATCCAGATGACTTTGCAGGACGCCGAGTATTATTCAAAAATACTTGATTGCACAGCTCAGGATATAATGTTTGCCACGCCCCCTGTTCCCATCGTGGGTTACTGCAAACTCGTGCGATGCGATCCAGATACGCCGGATTGCCCAGACATTGGCGTCCGCATTGAACGTCAAATCAGCACTGGCAAAACGATGGGCAAGGTTTATCTCCAATCTTATTTGCAAACGAACACGGCAGCCATCATTTGGTCTGCTGATAAAGGATATTATGGGCCTTGGCAGGAATACAAAAACGCCGTCGAATTTATTGAGCGCCAACCCATTGAGGAGGGTTTTGTTTCCGATAACGCAATCCAGCATGACTGCTATGTGTATTTAGCAGAGCCAGTCTTTGAATATGGTATAAAGCGCCGGCTGATTGCCGGCACACTGTATCCTGAGCCTGGCGGCCTTTACACAATCCATAATTCCTACACTAACTCACGACTTAACGGCCAAAAACTTATCTGGGCTTCTGCGGGTATTTCAGTTTCATTCAGGCCTAAATTACGCGGCTTTGAAATTATCCACGATAAGTAACTTGACATAATACGTCATGCTCTAATACGCTCCTCCGCAAGCTAATTGTGGAGATGGCAATGTTACTTGATACCCCTGAGTGGGCAGCCAGACATTTTTACTTCTGGCACTCGAACCCCACCCGAGAACGGGCAAAGTCTTTCTTCGACAAAGCGCACGTCCGGCCCCAGGTCAAACAGGCCTGGGAAGTAGTCCAGAACCCCGACAGCACGCCTGGTCAAAAGGCAAAAGCCTGGAAGACCATCAACCGGCTCAAGACCGGCAGCTCGGCCGCCATGAAGGGCGGCATCGATGTGCAGACCTGTTGTGACGCCATCCTGCTCGAAGCAGCAGATCCAGCTGAGGCCATTGCAAAACAGCTTGCCTCCTATCGCGATTACAAGCCCCGTGAGTGGGATGATGGATCCGATGCAGCCAGGCACCAGAAGTATATCGAAGAGCTGCCAGCGGTCATTGAACACGCCCTAGCGGGGCTGCGAGAGGCAATGGCTCGGGACAACCGGATCCTGGGCGAGATCGAGCTGCTCGACATGCTGCCTGGGCTTGCGCTGCCACACAACACCAGGCCGGATTACAACCGCAGGGGCGACCTCAAGACCAAGTGGTCGAGCCCCGACAAGCGAAGCAAGTCTGGCTTTAAGGCAGCTGCGATCCCAAAGTCCCTGACCGGCATGTTCGACATGAAGAACGTCTTCCAGGCGGCCGGCTTCTGGGCTCTCAACGGTAGGCAGCCGCCTTTCCTGGTGTACGCCAGCGCCTCGAACTATCAGATATTCACGCCCGAAAACTGCGACGAGCTCAAGGATGACTTCCTGGCTGACGTGGTCGAGGAGATCAAGGTCCAGCACCGCTGCACCGAGAACCTCCTGCGAGCTGCAGAGACCAAGGAGCAGCTCCTGGGCATGGTCGCACCCGATTTCAAAAACATCATCTGGAACGAGCCGCCCGGCTACCTGGCCGAGGCGAAGCGCGTATGGGGGTTAGCATGAGACAGAAACTAATCTGGCTGCACGTCGATGACGCCGGCCGGCAGCTGCGTCCTTATTCCAGATTGCGCGAAGCACTGCGAGTCCTGGGCGTCGTTTTCTTATCGATCTTTGCCGTGTTCTCGCTTTGGTGCTTCGCGGTGCTGGTCACGCTTTTGATGGGAGGTTGAATTGCAGAAAGAAATCACCTGGCCTGGCGATCCTGGGCCAACAGCTCACAAACATGGCCCTGATACCGAGCAGCTCGCGCTCGAGTTTGTGGCCCCAAAGCTAAGTGGACTGAGGCTCAAAGCCCTGCAAAGCCTCGCCTCAGCCCACCCTGGCCTAACTGGTAGTCAGGTCGCCCAAAAGATGGACGCCTGGCTTTACAGCGTCAAGCCCAGGCTGACCGAGCTCGAGCGTATGGGCCTGGTTCGCGACAGCGGCGAGCGCGCCAAGAATGACCGAGGCCGGCAGGAGATTGTCTGGCAAATTACAGGGAGGGGCGAGCAATGGCTAAAATCCCTGAGCGCCTAAAGCAGATCTTCCAGGAGCTGCAGCTCGAGCCCCAGGACGCCGTCTGGGACTGCCACGGTACGCCTGTGGCGTATCACAAAGCCCTCGAACAGGTCGCGGAACACCTAAAAATTGTTTTCGATCTGCCGACAATAATTGACGCGAGCGCCGAGAAAAAATACGCGGCAGTTTTGGTCTCTGGCCGGCTGGGAGATCGCTTTGAATGGTCCGTGGGTGAAGCTGCCAGCTACAACAACAAGAACAGCTATCCGTTTGCGATGGCAGAGAAACGCGCAAAAGATCGCGTAATTTTGAAACTGATTGGCGTAGCTGGTTTTGTCTATTCCGAGGAAGAGGCTGACAGCTTCAAAGAAGATCTAGCTCGCAACATAAATACTGCTGCGCTGGCGGCCCTTTCTATAGAAGTAGAACACCCCGAGCCGGCGCCAGAGCCGGCAGCAGCTGAGCCTGAGCGTAGTGCCTGGGAGACCTGGGCGAACAGCGCCATGAACAAAATTAGGAAGCTGGCCAAGGAGGAAGGTGGTGCCGCGAAACTAACGGGCTGGTTCAGCGGAAACATGGCAGATCTGAAAAGCCTCAAGGCTGCTGATGAGCAGCTCTTTGAACTGCTCAGGGCGTTTTACGACGACCACTATAAAGAAGCCAACACGGGAGAAAGAACATGAGCTCACCTCACCTCAGCCGCGCCGAGATCAAGCTGCGTGAAGACATCAAAGCAGCTGCACCGAATCAGGCGCCAAACCTGTACCGGGCCACAGCCTGGATCCAGTATCGAACCGACTTCAACGAGGACACGCGGCGCTTCGAGCCGATGACCGCCGAGCAGAAAGCCAAGTGCGACGAGCTCGGCAAGATCCTGGCTGATGCCGGCGTCGAGCTCAGCATCACGCTATCACTCAGAGATGGCGAGGAGGTTAAGAACTTCCCCAAGGTTGCCACCTTCGCGATCTATCCGAACAAGCCTCGAGATCAGGCGCCAGCTCCTGCAGCTGCATCAGCTGCCCCGGCAAGTTGGGATGCGATCTGATGGTGGGCGCGATGATGACAACAGCGGAGGCCAGCCTTGTCCTATTCGGTAGTGACGGTGATGCGGCGCGTCAGAAAACAGCTCGGCTCCTTGATGCCCAGGGCATCGAGAAGATCCGAAACGGCCGGCGGTTCTACTACCGGCGCCAGGACATCGAGCAGCTCAGCGGAGCTGCTGGTCTGGCCAGTCCTGGGGGAGCTGCGGGTCTTGGCCCACGGCTCGTATCTGACCAGGTCGATGACAGCTGAGCAGCTGGATGACCTCGCGATCCGATTCCACCAAGCAGCAAAAGAAACCCGTCGCCAAGAAGCGGCGACGGGTCTCGAGCGAGCGGAAGGAGGAGATCGTGCCTTACGGGAGTCAGGAGGAGCTCAGCGAGCTAATGGACACATGGCCGGCTACTGACCCACCCCTATATAGGAAGGGCCGCCAGCGCGGCCCTAATCGCCATTAAAGGCATATTGGTTTATTCAAAGATCGAGCTCACTGCGTCCAGCATGTGGGCATCTTTTTCATCATCCTCGATCCAGTGACCGTAGGTCTGCTCGGTTGTCTGGACGCTCTCGTGGCCCATGAGGTTGGTGATCGTCCACCAATCATTCTTGAAAGCGCGCAGCAGCTGGCTGGCGTAGTAGTGCCGCAGATCGTGCCACCGGATCTTTTCGACGCCGGCCTGGGCACAAGCCTTGTCCATGTTTTCCTGGAACCGGCTGTCGCTGATGATGGCGCCCGTCCTGGTCGGAAAGACCAGCTCGGTCTTGGCCGGCCGGCCGCGCTTGATGTAGAGCTCGCGCAGCTGGATCGCCAGGCCCCTGGGCAGCGTGACCTTCCGGTAGCCCTTGGGCGACTTCGGAGGACCGACCTCAGCCCGGTGCTTGACCGCCTTGTTGACATCGACCTTGCAGCCATCCAGGTCCAGGTCAGCCCAGGTCAGCGCGCGCTGCTCGCCCTGCCGCAGCCCGGTCGAGCTGGCGAAGGTAGCCATGAGCGCCCACCAGGGATCCATCACCCCGATGATCGACTTGACCACCGCCGGCTGGACCCGTGCGACCTTGCCGTCTGTCGCCTTGCCCTCGATCTCGCCGATGGCAACCGCGCCCTGCCAGGGATCAGTCTTCCGGCAGCCGATCAGAATCGCGTAACGGTTCATCGCGCGGAGGCTGGTGAGGATGTTCTTGACTGTCTTCTTCGTGTGACCGACAGCCATCTGATCGAGCAGCTGCAGCTGGACATGCTTCATCTCCAGGTCGCGGACCTTGAGCTGGGCAGTGCTCTTGTTGTTCACCTTGAGCGTCAGGAAATATTTCGCGTGACGATGTTTCTCAGACCAGCTCGATTTGCTGATCTTGCCCTTGTCGTACTCGCTTTGCAGATGCTTGACCCATCCGCCGACAGGCTTGTCCTTCTCGAAGCCGAGCAGATCGTAGAACGTCCAGTCCCAGGCGCCATCTGTGTTGAGCTGCAGCTCGTCCTCGAGTCGGTCGATGTAGGCATGAGCTTCTTGCTTCGTCGCGAAATACTTCTGCTCGCCATCCTCGAGGACATAGCGAGTATCGACGCAGTAGGCAGCTCGCCCTGTCTTCGCCCGAGACGGGTAGTGATTGACATCTAGTTTCATCAGGCAGTCCCTCCTTCAAACAATGGAGCTGGGGCGAGCTCCAGCTTGTTGACCTTGGCCCAGAGCCGGTCGGCCATCTGCTGGACGTGATTTACAAACTCGCCCTTCGTCCGATTGTGGTTGATTGCGATGTTACAGCTGTCGGCGCTCTCGAAGCCGATCTTGTGGAGCACACCCAGGCCCCGCATCATGTGAAGCCAAGGCCGATTCTGCCGGCCAAACTCGATGTCCCACCAGGCCATGTGGGCCCAGGCGGCAAGGAACCGCCGATAGTACGCGCTGGTCGGCCCGTTCTTGGCGATGTCATACTCGGCGCAGCTGCCGAACCCAACGAAGTTGAAGATCCGGTAGAGCGCTTTGAGCTGGGTGAAGCTCTCGTTCATGTGCCAGATGGCCATCGCGCGCTCAGGGTATTTGAGCTTGCCGCCCTTGAGAGCTTTGGCGACGAGCATGATGTTTTCTTGTTCGGTGCCATCGATCACGTCAGGGATCACGGCCACAGCCTGGGGGCACCGATCCATCGCTGCGTTAGCCCAGGCGTAGAAGCCATCCCACCAGGCGTCGTCCAGAACGATGCCCTGCTTCCAGGCAGTGAAGGCACCATTGTCGAGAATCAGGATCTGATCTTCGCCGACAAGCTCGATGCACTCCTCGAGCTGCTCGGGGTGCATGTAGCTGACGCAGAAGCTGCCGCCCCGCAGCTGGGGGAGCAAACGCTTGGGCGTTACCGGCGTCCCGTGAACCAGCCGCTTAGTCATCAGGCAGCCTCCTTCTCTTCGACCGGCCAGTAGATGATTGTCTTGCCGATCACCTTGGTTTTGTACTTGGGCTCGTGGAGGAAGAAGGTCATCCAGTAATCTTCGCACTCCTCGAATGTCTCGAACTCAGCGACCTTGTAGGTCTTGCCGTTTTTCCAGCCCTCAATCAGTTTCATCCAGCTCATCTCCTCTCAATATTGACCCTACATATCAAATATGGGGGCATAATATGCCAAGGTCAAGGGACAATCCCGCGCCCTATCTTGCATTTTTGGAGACTGATTCTTGATATCGCAGTGACCGAGCAGTGACCCAGGCACAAAAAAAAGTCTCCAAAAGCTAATGCTTTCAGAGACTTACTGGATTCCGGTATGGCGGGAGTGACGGGACTCGAACCCGTCGAAACCATGCTCTGACATGCTCTGAAACGTAGCAAAACAATCGCTTACGTCCAAGGTGAATGTCATCGAGACATGCTGAAAGTTATGTCAGAGCACCTCGTCCGTGACCGAAAAGTGACCGGGGCCTTCAGCTGCGGGTCACTTGGATTAGTGACCGGCTACCGAAACCGCCTGGTCTTTTTCATAATGCTTTCGGGCTGCTTCGAGAACTGCTTGCCCTGGCGTTTCGCCTTGCGCTTCGCCCTGGTGGTAGCAGCATACTCGCCAGGCGTCAGGGCCTTGATCGCTGCCTCGGGCAGATATCGTTCGCCCGTGACCGAGCTCTTCTTGCCGCTCTTGGTGCGCCAATTTTGTTTGCCCCATTGCTTCAAACTGTGCTGAGGATTGTGCATTAGTTTCGATATCCCCCACCCGCTGCCTTGTAGCGTTTAGCCAGGAGCTGAGCTTTCCGAGCTGACCACTTGCCAGCTGCGGTGCCTTGAACAGCTCTGCCCAGGATCGACTTGAACATGCGCTTTCTCATGCCAGGCTTGGTGTAATTACCAGCCTTGTTGACGGTCGATTTCTTCGCCATCACTTCTTCTTCATTGGCGGCTTCTTCTTGCCGGCCATCTTGAGGATGCTGGCCTTCTTGGCCTTGCTCAATCCATAACCACCTTTGCCGTATGCCATCACGCTTTTCCTTTCTTTGCCTTGTTGCGTTTGGAAATTGCTGCGCCCTTCTTGCGAGCGTCTGCCTTCGAGCTCGCTCCCCAGGCGCGCAAGCTCAGCAGCAGCCTGGTCGGCCGGCCCTTGCTGTCTCGCTCGGGACCACGCATGTTGCCCATGCGGGACAGGAAGCTGGCGCGTCTAGGGTTGTCACCTTTCTTGACGGGCGCCTTGAGGTTCATCCCCTGGCGCCGAGCTGAGGCCCGGCCCTTGGCGTTTAATCCGCCTTTTGGATTCTTGCCGGCCTTGCGCTGCCAGGCTGGCGTCTTAGCCACGGCGGACAGATCCGGTCATGGCTGCCTTCTTCGCACCCTTGGGCCCGGCCACCTTGGTCAGTGTGCCGTAGACATAGGCGTCCGCCTTCTTGCCCTTGAGGCCCTTCTTCCTGGCCTGGGCCATCAAGCTCTTCTCGAGTTTCTCAGGCATCGATCAGTCCTTTCCGATAACCGTTTTCGCGGTCGTATGTGAGCAGCTCCTTGCGCGGCTCGTGAACATAGGAGCAATGAATCCATCCGGTGTTGCCGCCCGTGTAGCACTCGAGGATCAGCTGATCGAACTCGAGGTTGTCGGCAATCCATTGCGCGACTTCCATGTTCGAGACGCCAGGCACCTCGAAGTCAGCTGCCTGGCCTTTCGCGTGTTGGCTGGTTGCCTTCGAGCCGATGGCCATGCACAGCTCAGGGCAGCGATACCCGCTTGTGATTGTGACAGGTCTATCGAAATAGTCTCTCACCGGCTGCAGGACGGCCTCACAGAGCCTCTCCAGGTGTTCGACCTGGGAAGGGTGCGGAGTATTGTCGATGCCCCTGCGAAGCGCCGTCTGGCTCTTGGTCATTTCGACCAGGCTAAAATTTTTAGACAGCTTCATTTCTTCGCCTTGACCTTTCCGACCACGCCCTCGAGCATCCCGCCGCCGAAATAGAACGCCAGGATGGTGAGCATTGCTTCGCCCAGGTAGAAGTCATCGATGACCTGTTTGATGTCAGGGATGTTGGTTTTGCCCAGGAGCGTCATCACCAGGACAAGCGCAAAGGACGCCAGGAACGTGGCCGTGAACATCAGAGCCAGGTAACGCTGGGCCACCTTGAAAGGAGCGTAAGCTGCCATCGTGTCGATCTTGGCCTGGGCCTTGACGCGCTCCATCTCCTCGTCAGAGCTGTGGACATCATCGATCAGATCCATGCCCTTCTTGATGACATCGCCGTTCCCCAAAATTGACGCGAGAACTCCAAGCATTATTTCTTTCCTCCGAGTGTGGTGAACCCCATGTAGGCCCCGACGATGCCGGCGCCGCTGATGTAGAAGAGATTGGAGATATCAGCCAAAGCCTCGACCCGCTCGAGCGGGATGAAGAACATGGCCAGCGTGAACGCGCCCATCGCTGCCAGGGTGAAGCGAGCCATCCGCAGCTGGGCCAGGTGCCGGCGCAGCTCGGTCTCTGTCTGCTTGATCTGCTTGCTGCTTTCGACCTCGGCATCGCTGACCAAGCCGTCGCCATCTAGATCCCAGTCGGACGCAAACTTGCTGTCGCGCTCGAACTTTTTCTGTGTCACTGAAGCGCTTCCTTAATGGCGTCAAGCGTTTCGCGGAGCGTCAAAGGCTTCTTCCTGTTTGGATTATATTTGCATTGATATTCGGACGGAGTGTATTCGCCTGGCATGAAGGTCATGCTTTCCTGGGTATTGTTTGCGCCCAGATACAAACAAACCTTTTGGTCAAACACAAATTCGCAGGCGGCTTTGCGGCAGGTAACATATTCTGGTTCAGCTTGCGCAGTGTGCGATTTGAGCAGCATGGCAAACCCGATCAGGACAGCCAGGCAAGCACC